CTTCTTCTGCTGTAAAAGGAACTATGTTCCCATTTATATTGTGATGTCTTGCCATAATTATCTATACTCCTTTGTTAAAATTTATGCAATACCATAAAGGCAAATATCTCCAGAATCTATATTACCTGATGAAAAAGAAAATTGTATAGCATCTACTGCTGATGTTGTGTTTCCATATCCAGCTATATATGTACTCATAGCATAAGGTTCGGTATATTTAAAATTACTATTTGTTTGTGAAATGTAATGTTTTACAAAAGTTGTACTACTAGGATTAAATAAATGTAAATAACCTGATACAGTTTGATCGCTGTCATTACCAGCTTCACTACTTATATTTTGAATTCCTGTTGATTGTGCTAAATCTCTAGCTGTACTATAATTTAATTCACCACCTGTGCCACTCTCTCCATGTTGGGTAAAAAAAGCTGATGAAGTTTTAGTAACATTATAATTTGAACCACTATCAGTACTTAAATTAAATGAAAAAAAAGGATTTGCACTAGCTGGGTGTATATCTTTAAATGTAAATAAATATTCCTTATAAGTATTATCCAAAACAACATCACTACTTCCATCAACAAAAGATAAAGTTGCAGAACTAGAAGCTGTTAGCTTTTTAATAAATACCATACTGCCTAAACTTGATATAGAACCAAAAGCAGTTGCGTTCTTTACTCCATTATTATTCAGTTTAATAATTGACATTAGCAAATCTCCGATTTGATTATGTTACACATTAGCTATCCTTTATTCCATATAGTTTTATTGTGCCAGCATCTATGTTGCCACTATCAAATTTAAATTGAACAGCATTTATAGCTGAAGTTGTGTTAAAATATCCAGCAGTAAAATAATTTAAAGATACAACAGTTGCATTATATTCATTAGTATTACACATAAAATGTTTAACAAAGGTTGTGCTACTAGGATTATATAAAAATAATGTTCCAGCTAAACTTTCGTCATTTGCATTTCCAACATTATTAGTTATTTGTTGAAAAGCAGTTCCTTGTGCTTGGTCATCTCCTGTTCTGTATTCTACTGCAGCAGCAGAATCATTTTCATAATGATATGCTCTAAAAGTAGTAGATGTTAATGTTGTGTTATAATTACTACCACCATTAGTTGATCCTTGAAATTTAAAAGGTGTGTTATCAGTTGCTGGGTGCATATTAATAAAACTAAATTTATAAATAGGATATGTGCTATCCAATACTACTCCATCAGAACCATCTACGAATGACAATGTAGCACTAGAACTAGCAGTTAAAGTTTTAATAGGTACTAGGCTTCCTGTTGCTAATCCAGTAGAGGTTACAGCACTTATGCTATTGTTGTTATACTTAACTAATGCCATATAATTTTATTACTCCACTATCTATGTTGCCAGATGACATGGTAAATTGAACTGCGTTTATTGCAGATGTTGTGTTTCCATATCCAGCACAATGAATATCAAACTCATAATCTAAATACCAAATTGCTGATGTTCTAGATATAAAATGTTTTACAAAAGTAGTGCTACTAGGATTAAATAATTGCAAAGTTCCTGCTCCACATTGATCATTATCTGCACCCATAGAAAGCATTATCCTTTGTTCTGCTGTTGATTGTGCTAAATCACTACCAGTTAAATATTCTAAAGCTGGATCACTTCCACCTTCATCATGTTGTGCTCTAAATAATGTAGTTGTTTTAGTAACATTATAATTTGATCCACCATCAACTGAAAAATTAAAATAAAAATGTTTATTATCAGCAGAACCATGAATATCATAAAACTTAAACACATACTCATCATAGGTGCTATCAATACCAGATGTAAAAGATATTGTAGCTGAACTTGATGCAGTTTGCTCTGATATTAAAGTCATTCCACCACCACTTATAGAAGCTGGTAAAGATGTTATTGCTGATAATGAATTATTATTTGCAAAATTTAATGCCATTACAGAATCTCCACTTCTTTGTTAAACTTGTTTAACGAAGCTGATAAGGAGTTGTTGTTAGCAAAGTTAAGAGCCATGTTATGCTCCTATCAATGCTTTAACTTCTTCTTCAGTTAGACCTAAATCTAAAAGTTTTTGTTTGCCTGATGTTTTATTATTAGTGTTTGCTGTTGCCGCTGTATCAAAATTAGATTGCATAGTTGCTAAACCATTTGTGCAATCGCTTTCACTAGGTTTAGATTTAGTGTCATCTAATATAATTAAATTAGCATAAATTTTATTTTTAGGATCACTCCAACCAAACCATTGACCAGTATGTAATGTAACTAAATAATCTTCTATGTGATTTGCTTTACCATTATTATCCATTTTATGTGTCTCCTAATCTTATAAATGTAGCAGAGTTATTATTTTGATTTGTACTAGCTAAAAAAGTTGCACTTTCACTATTTGGTACAAAACTAAATCTTACTTTATGAGTAGATGTATTTGTAACATCAAACATAAATGTTGTAGATGTATGACCAAAATTAACTCCACTTTGAACTTGTGAAATTTGACCATAACCATAAGAAGCAGGACCAAAATCACTACCATTGACAGTTGTTTCTATATACATAGCAAAATATCTAATACTACCATCTAATTTTGCACCACCTCTAAAATCAATTAAATAAATTCCTGTTTCTGGAAATGTAAAAACACCAGAAGATTGAGACATTACCGATCCTATTCCACCATATCCATCAGTATCAGCTTGTTCCCAATTAGAAGCTATTGGTGTTGCTGTTCCATTAAATTCAGTATTAACTCTCCATTGATGAGCAACTGTAATTCCACCACCACCAACTAAACTTGCATCAATTCTTTTTAAAACTCCAGCATCACTAATTAATAATTCATCTGTATCTGCTGGTGCAGTTGCTAATTCTGTTTCTGCTGAGATTATATCTTGTGCAAGTTTAGAATTTGTAATTAAACCATCTTCTAAATCAGAAGAACTTACAGGTTTGTTTGCTGGTGCTTGTCCAATGTAAGCCATCAATTACTCCTATGTTATTTCTAGGATTGATAATGTTGCGTCTATTTTAGCTGATACTGAACAATCTATTTTTAATATATCAGTTGTTTGAAGAACAACTTTACCACCTGTTAAAAGTTCTAAAGATGAACCAGCTGGAATACTGACATCTTTAATTAATAAAACTGTTTCGTTTGTTTCTGTATCTGAAGTATCTGATACTAATTGAACATCAGCAGTTACAGCTGAAGTGTGAATATTACAAAGTGTTAATCCAATGACTACTGTTGTTGTTGCTGATGGAACTGTGTAAAGAGTTAAAGGTGTTCCAGCACTTGTTGGCATTGCACCATTTGTTTTAACCTTAAAAGTATTTGCCATCTGTTTCTCCTTATCCTAAAGCTATTGCTAGTGGTAAAGCATTTGGGTCTGTTTCAGCTATTGTTCCTGTAACTGACATAGTGCTTGATACTGCGTTACTTGAAATATTTACTTGTAATAGTTCTATATTATCTGTGCCATCATTCAACTTTAATTTTAGAACTCCTGATGTACCAGAGTCTATCCAAAGTGTGCCTTGTGCTGCTGAACTTGGTGCAGATGCACCTAATTGAGTTGTATTAATTGCAGTTAATACATTGTTAATATCTGCTCTTACAGTTGGGAATGATGCGTTTGCTATGTTAAAATCGTGTTGTGCCATAATTTCTTATACTCCTTTTAAAACCCTTTTGCAATAAAATCAAATGTTCTTGATACATTTGTTCCACTTGAATTTTTGAACAATACATCAAAGCCATTGACAGTTTTGTTTGATACAGTAAAAAAATCTCCAGTTGCCATATTTTCTGCTGTAATTCCTACTGCATAATTAACAGATTTGTATGGATTTGTAAATGTTACAGTTTTAGTTCCAGCACCTGAAGTTATATTATTTTCACTAAATATTCTGTCTGGCATATCTATTGAAACTGTTACTTCTGATACAACAGGAGTAGAAGCTAAATCTCTTGAAATTAAAACAACTCTAAATTTAAAATATCTAGCTGTATAATCTCCAATTACAAATGTTTGAAAAGATGTATATGTAACATTATCATCAGAAGTTGCTATTTCTAAATGTGCATTTGCATTAGCTGGTGTATCTCCATCAAAGTTAGATGAAGAAGAATCAAATAATCCTGTTCTATTATCAAATAAATCATCAGGATTGTCAGAGGATTGTGATAAAGTAGCTGTAATTCTAGCTGTATGTTTAGCACCTATATCTATAACATCTGCAAATAAATAATTACCACTTGCAAAAAAATCAGCATTGGCAACACCTGAATCAAAGAATCTTGTAGTTTCATCATCAAAATCTCCACTAGCTGCATCAAATAGTTCTGATGAATCTAATCTAATTGTGTTATCAGAAATAAGTGTATTTGTTAATGTTCCAGTAAAATTAGGGTGTTCTGATTGAGTGGCCACAGCATTGAAATTTAATACTGATGTTACATTAGAAATAACAGCAGTTGCATTAGAACTAAAGTTTCCTAATTTATCTACTGCTTTTATAAGATAAGTTCCTTGTCTAGCTGGTACAGAAATAGATGTTGCTGGTCTTGATATTTTTTCTACTAAAGCTACCGAGTTTTCCCAAGTTGCACTACCATCAGTTTCTTTACTAAATCTTAAATTATAAAATGCTAAATCTAAATCAGATATTTGTTCCCAACCTAAATGTGCTTCTTGTCCTACAATATTACAAGAAAAATCTGTTACATCACTAGGTGGCTCAATAGCACCAATAATCTTTCTTTGTGCAGATACATAAGTTGATGATACTCCTAATGTATTTACAGCTTTTACTCTTACATCATAAGTAGATTGGTCAATTACATTAAGAACTCTGTGATTTAATCCTGAACCTTGTGCATATATAATAAAATCTGAATCTGTACTTAACTTGTATTCTACTTGGTAAAAATCTATAAATGAATCAGGAGAAGCACCAATACTAACATCTAAAGCTACAATTACAGTTCCATCATTATATTCAATTAATGTATCTGATAATGTAACACTAGCTGGTGGTTGGATAGTAAATGGATTAGGTAAATTAGTAGATGGTACTGCTGCTGCTTGTGTTTTGGTTGCCCAAGTATAATGTGAATTTTGATGCTCTACTAAATCTAAACCTATTGTAAAATCAGGATTAAATTTAATAGATAAGACTCTAAATGGTTTTGCAGAATATCCAATAGATGAATGTGTTATATTTACAATATCTCCTATTGCTAAATCATAAGCATTAAAAGCAACATTAATAGAAAGTCTTGCTGAATCTCTAGTTCTTCTTAAAATAACTTCTGCTAGTTCTTCTGCTTGATAACTTTACCTACATCAAATCTACCCTCTAATAAAAAACCCCCATCTGCTGACTTCATCGTTGCGTGGCGATCAGCAACATCTAATCCTGAATCATCTATTGGTGGAAATTGAACTTCATCTACTTGGAAATTTCTAGCTGGATTAACATAACTAACTATAACTCTATTATATTTTTCGTTTTTAGCTGGAGTAGATAAATTATATCCACCTATAATATCATCTTCTGTTAATGTAATTGATGCAGTTCCAGTTGTTTCTATAATTAAATTATACTTTCCTTGTGTGTATGGTAAATAACCTCTACAACCTTTTAACAATTCTCTAACATTTTCTATTATTTTTTTAGATGTATCTAATACAGCATTTGTATCAAAAATATTAATATCACTTCCACCTGAATATGGTGTTACTTGTGTTACACAAACTTGTGAAGCATCATAAAAACTTTGTAAATCTATTTCAGATATTGCTATTCCTTTTCCATATCTTTCATTTGTTAAGTAATCTAATAAACACCAAGCTGGATTAGTAGAGAATGCTGCTGTTTGTGCTACTAAACTAGAATTATATGCAACAACTTTTTTACCTTTTATTTTTGCTTGAACTTTTGGTATTCCTGTAAAAACATCTTGATTCCATTTAAACCTTAATGCTAAATAACATAAACCAGATAATTTGTGATTACTTCCCCAATTTGATAATGTTGATAATATAGATGATGCTGATTGCCCATCTGTACCAAAATGAGGTTCTACTTTAATTAAACTTTCACTATCTTTATAAAATGTACTATCTCCACTACCCACTTCTACTTCTGTTCCATCTGATAAAGTACTTGCCCAAGTAACAGCAGTATCATTAACTCTTATTTCTTCTATTGAGTTTATTTCTCCCTCTGCCATAACGATTGCCATATAAAGATAGGTGTTATCTGTTCCTGAAGTTTCCATAAAGATTCTCGTTCCACCAACAAGTCTTTCTCCATAAACGATTGGCACATTTGCGTCATTACTTTGTTTATTTAATAAAACACCTTTTTCAAACTCATCAAATTCGTTAGTTCCAAAGTCAGATATTTCAGGAATTTTTGGTCTAAATATCCAAGCAATAGCAATAGTTGCAATTAAAGTTACAACAGGATTAGCATTACTAAAAAAACTAACTGCTGCTCTAACAATACCACCTATGCTAAAAAAAGATTTAATTTTTGTTTTTTTTGTAGGTAATCCAGCAC